CTTGCGAACATCATGCTGATGCTCGCCTGATTCTTCCATTGCGTTTCTCGCATTGTCTACCTTCGACCCGTACACGTAGAGGTTCGCCAACACCCGCACCGCCTCCTCCAACTCTCGCACGCGGGCGGCGTGGTCCTCATGCTGCACCCATCGCCCGCTGTCGCTGGGCATCGCTGACTCGCCTACGCCCGTTGCGTATGACACCATGTATCGTTGTAGTTCGCTCATTTGCTCGCCTTTCCCTTAGTCTTGCCCTTGGTCCGAATCGCCGCCTGCATCCAACGCATAAGCGTCCGCACCTGATCCGCCCTGAGTTCCGGCGTTCCGTCGCGGTCGCATCGGTCTATGTACACCCGCCCATTCAAGGCGATGAAATACACCCACGATTCGCCACGCTCAAAGCCGATCTTGTGGGTGGTCTTGATGTACTGGCGGGTGCGTTTGCTCATAATCCCCCGCCTCGCCTTTCGACGCGGCGGGGATGCTGTTTATCCCTGAGACGCTCCCAAGGCTGTCTTCGTGCGGACATGGGGCTGCTGTCCGATGCTCCATATCCACCACACCAACCCACCGAACATAATGGTCATAACCAACATAATCGCCACGGTCGTTCGCTTCCGCATGTGAATCTCCTTTACAGATTCGAGATAGAAACCTAAACCAACTTCGCGTATCGACTTGTGATCTCTTTGATCCGGTCTGCGTTCTTGCCCCCAAGGACCATCGCAGCCTGAGCCGCTGTGACATCACCCTTCACGCCTCTCAGCCTGAGTTCCTTCACTTGGGAATAGGAGGCCATTCCCGCCTTCTGGCGCTCCACGATCTTGGTGATGACTGCATTAGCCTGAGCACGGGTGAACGTGTCTGCGACAATGCCGTGGTTCTTGAGAAGTGTCATTTGGTTTTCTGTGGGTGCCTTGCCTTTGTCCCAACCACGCTCACGGATGTATTGAACATCCAAGGCATCGAATGGGTTGATGGCGGTCGCTTCGTACTCCACACTGGCGTTAATGTGCTTGCGCCAGTCGTTGTGTTGGGTGAGTTCGTCTTGGACCTTCTTGCGGTTCTCTGCAAGGGCCTGCTCTGGATCGATGGCAACGCCTGGATTCTTCTCGATCTGTCTCTTGACCCGTTCAATCTCTTGGTCTGAATACTCGCCACCCAGAATATCGATGGCAGTCACCAACTTGTGCTTGCCACAGTTGCCCGTGAAGTCGATGACTTCCACGCTGGGCTTGCGTGAGTGGGCGATGGCAGATTTACGATGGCTTGCACTCTCAATTCCGTCAACCAAGCCGGGCAAGGGTCGTGTGCCGCGGCCAATCATCTGGGCATACAGGCTTCGGCTCTTGGTGGGCCGTGTGATGGCTACAACCTCGATGCTGGGATCATCGAATCCTTCTGTGAGCACGCCCACGTTGACCAGAAACTGGAACTTGCCATCTGCGTAGTCGCGGAGGATCTGGCGACGATCATCCTTGGGTGTGTCCTGACTGATTCGATGAACCTGACCGGGGCGGTATCGCTCGATGATCTCGGTCATGCGTTCGGCGATGTGGAAGTCACCTTCATCCGTCTTGGCATTACCCGGGGTAGCGAACACGATGGTCTTGCGACGGCCAGCACGATCAATCATGGGGACGATCATGCTCTGCAAGGTTTCTTCTTCGCTCTGTGCCCGAGCAATATCACCCTGATTGAAGTCGCCGGCCACGGACCTCGCATCTGAGTAGTTCAGGTTCTTGACGAAAATGCTGGTCTGCAAGATTGGGGTCAACCAACCATCACGGATTGCATCTGGCAGCTCGTAGTCATAGGCCACGCTCTGGAATATCTGACCAAGTGCCTCTTCATCTGCTCGGTCTGGTGTGGCGGTCACTCCAAGGTGTTTGGCTCCACCACTGAGAAGGTGCTGGTAGACCTTGCGATAACTGGGTGCCGTTGCGTGATGGCATTCGTCCGTGATGACCAATGCAAAGTCAGCTGGGTCAAAGTCCATCATCCTGCCCGTGCCAAGGGTCTGGATGGATGACACAACAAACTTACACTTGCCGTACATGCCCGTGTCTGCCCGTTCGTTAGCCATCTCGATACCAGGGTTCACGCCGGTGATAGCGTTGATCTTGGATGCGGCTTGGCGTATAAGTTCTTCACGGTGGGCTAGGACCATCACCCTGTTCTTGTGAGAGAAATGGTGGGCAACGTGTGAGAACACTACGGTCTTGCCCGTGCCCGTTGGGAGTACCAACAGGGTTGACTTCACCTTCTCCAGTTCTCGCATGACACATGAGACTGCATCACTCTGGTAGGGTCGTAGTTTCATTGTGTACCACCCTTCAAATCCTTGGGAATGCCGTTCCAGACTGATTCGGTCACCCACTTGCGACCTCCACACGCCTTGCACTTCCCACTGTCACAGGTCTTATACGGGCATTTGGCGAATGGCCTGCCCCACTTCAAGGCCGATGCCAAGTCCTTGGCGATGCTCTCAACAGCACTGACGTTGATTGAGGCGCCCAAAGGCTGGGCCGCAAGTTCCAGAATCTTGTCCTTCAAGCCCCTGATCTCTCTATTGATCTGCTCGTAGATGCTCGCCGCGGCGAACACCTCGATCAAGTCACCATCGATGATGTTGCCCGCCTTGTCGCTGTGGACCTTTGGTACGGGTGGGGGTGGTACTTTCTTGGCCTGAATCTCTGCCTTGGCTTCGGGGATCTTCAGTTCACCTGAAGCTACCTTGGCGAAGACTTCAGGATCCTCTGTTTGGATCTTCTTAACTTCTTTGACGTATCGCTCATTGGTGCCCACTTCTTGGGCTGCGATGGTTGCAGACTGGGGGGCACGGGTACCTTGAGGAACTTTTTCCTCAAGGTCGGCTTTACCCTTTTTCTGCTTCGCCGCCGCCTCCTTCTCAAGCTGGGGCAACAACTGGACAGCCAGTGCCGCTCGCTGGCCTGCCGTCAAGCTACGCCTTCGCTGGGCACGGAGAATGAACTTGGCCGGGGTATCGTCACCCTTGGGGCTCCACTCGATTGTGACGGCTTCAAGTCCAAGCTCCTGAGCCGCTCGGGCACGATGCCTGCCGTCCAGGATCATGCCATCGAATAACACGATGGGGAATCGTGGGTCAAACCCGTTGGTCTGCATGTCGTGAAGTAACTCTTCGTACTCCTTCTCAGTGGAAGGTGGTACTGAGTTACAAAGTGGATGGATCGGAAACTGCTTGGTCATAATGCCTTCCCCATAGATTTCTCCATGGGAAAGACAGTGTGGTGTTTCATGCCCTCGTACTTGGAGGTTGCAGGATCTCCCTGCACACCATGCCACACCCCTCGTGGAGCCTGATTAGAAGGGGATGGCGAACTGTGCCACGTAGCCCCAATGTTGATCTGTGAAGTCTTCTGAGTTGACCTTGGTTTCCTTGGTCACACCCTCGATGCTGTCTTTCCACTCTGCCTTGGCCCTGTCCTCATCTTGGCCGTGACGCTCCATGATGACTTCCCAAGCCTTCTCCATGTTGAGTGGCGGTGCCTTGCGCCACACTGGCTCTTCTGGTGCTTTCTTGGCCGTGGGTGGGGCTGGCGGTGCCTTGGTGGGCACGGCGCATATTCCGTCAACCACGGGCACCCTTACAAGTGATGGTGACCCTGGCTTACTGGGTGCTGGTGGTTGCTTGGATGTTGGTGGTGTTGGCGTGGCACTTGGAAGGGACTTGTACTTCGCTGCGAGTTCACGGGCCTTGGATGCGTCGGGCTTGTAGACCTTTGGCTCTCTGGGCTTGCCCCAATACGTCCAGTTCTCATACCACTTGCCATTGTGTTCTTTGTGCTTGCATTCGAGTTTTACTGGTTCAGTGTGGCTGAATGCGGGCGACTCGACCGATCCGTTCCATCCAAGGTCTTTGAGTCTTTCAAGCGACATTTGCTCAGCCTTTTCGCTGAGGTAAAAATCCACAGTCCTCTTGTGACCCATTACATCAAATGTCACTTCTAGGAACGGGGTGCCCTTCTTAGAGGATTCCTTGTACACCCCGCTCTCAACTACACCGTCATAGTCTTTCGACTCTGTAAAAAGTTCTTCTCTTGTTGCCGCCATTACTGCTGCTCCTTGTTGATTTGTGCCATCACGGTCTCATACATCGAATCACGTTCATCCAGCCAGATTTCACTATCCATCTCGTACCGATTGCCCGCTACAAACGCATCGTGTGGGCTGGTAAAGATCACTCGTTGTGTGCCGCCGATAGCCTTGCCCTTCTGCTCTGCGAGTTTCTTGGATGCTTCCCGCCTGCCCATGTCCACGATGGCGTGAAATTTGCCAAACAGAATCGCATCCGCCCACTTCAGTGTGCAAGCCCAGGTCTTTGCATGGCACTCGGGCTCGAACCTGTCGTAGTCTGCACCCATGGGGTTCTTGACTGACTTGGTTCGGGCATGGCCAAGCATGATGATGCCAATCCCCTTGGCCAGAAGTACATCAAGTCGCTGTAACAACTTGAGCCATTCAGTCACGCTTAGATCGAATCCCTTGGCGTAGGCTGCGAATCCGTGCTCGCCCCAGTCACCCTTGAAGCATGTTTCGCACACATGCTCATGGCACATTCTCTCAAGGCCAGTAAGACCATCCAATACCAGTGTTTGGCGGTCGTGCTTCTGCTCGATGAGTTGGTCCACGGCCGAGAGCACACTCGGCCAGTTGGGTACATCAAGTGCGGCGTGGGCCTTTACCGTGCCAGCGTTCACAAGTGTGTCGTAGCCGTTGTCCCGTGCCATCAAGATAAACGGGGCGGGTGCCTGGCTTGCGAGTGTGGTCTTGCCCCACTTCTCCACTGCATATAGAACGATGCGGGGTGGTAGCTTCTTGGGCTTACGTGGTGAGAAGTCCAGTGTGGATGTCGGCGCTGAGGTCTTTGGTGTGCCGATGGATGGTGGTTTTGGTGGTGCTGGGGGGGGCATTATTCAAGTTCCTGATGGAGGTTGTCTGTCTGGATATAACCTTGGGGAAGTGGTTGTGATGGGTCAAAGCCGGTGTGACAGAAGTCGAGATACTCACACTGACCCATGGCTGTGCACGCTGATGTGTTGCGGAAGTGGCGATTGAGTTTGATAGACTCGTTGATCTGCTTCTGGATCTGCCAGAGTTGAGTGCGGTACTCATCAAGGTCTGAGTTCATTCGTGGGACGATGCGGCGTTGGTAGTAGAAGTCGGGGCGTGCCTCGATGTCCTTGGCCAGTCGTTCCCCAAACTCTTCTGGTGTCTCGGGGCGGGTGATGAGAATCCACCCCTTCTCTGCGTTGGCTGACTGGTAAGGCTCCCCGTGTCCGGCGCCGGGCGTCCCATCCTTCTTGATGTTGGTTTTGAGCATCCGCTCGCCGTTGGCGTCTACAACCATCTTCAAGCCATTCTCATCCAACACGGGCACTTGGCTGGGCCGCATGGATGGCTTGCGGATTACATCGAAGAGCACTTCATCTACTTGGGTGCCTTCATCACGGATGGAGGTGATGTAGCCGCTGATCTGGTTGTCGATCCTGAGTCGCTTCCAATACACTGAATCAGGGGCGATGTCGTCACTGACAAACTTGTGCTCGATCAATGCGGTGCGGTTGGCTTTGGTGATGACGACACCATCACGCTTGCCCGCTCGCCTGAACCTGCGACTTGCGTAGCTGGTTTCGGGGTTGAGGATCTGGAGTTCGAATGATGATTCACACTGGAGCCAGTGGGCGATGTCGATGTCGGCTGGGAGTTCTGACTGCTCCCAATACCAGAAGTAGCCATTTAGCAACCGGACCACGATTTCACGCTCTGTGTCCCATTCATGCTTGGCCTCGGTGGTGGTTGCCCAGTGTGGGTAGGCTTCGTAGGACGCGACTGCACCGATGATGGCTTCGGCCACTGATGCACCCTTTGCCCTGAGTTCAAGCCCTAGATGGCCTGCGTGTCCCGTCCTGAAGTAGTGTGCAACCTTCTCGCGGCGGATGCCCAGGTTGTACCTGTAATGATGCTGCCTTGGGCATGTCTGGTAGCACTGGATGCGAGATCCAGTGAGTATGTCACTGCCTTTGATTTGGGGGAGTGAGATTTTCATGTGTTAGGCCCGGGCGATTGCGTACACGGCCAACAGTGCTTCTTTGAGGGTGGTTGAAATGCCGTTGTGTGGGCCGATCTGCCATGCCGTACCTTCGGGCTTCATCCATAGAGAAATGTCGGGTGTCTCTGGTGGAACTGGCCCGATGCCTAGAAGCTGCTGTGCCCCTGCACTGGTCAAGTCCTCGGCGAAGTTACTTGCCATGCGATTCTCGGTGGCCACTTGTGTGCGGCGTACCTGTTCGTCTTGTTCCAATGCGATAGCCTGCCGTTCTTCTGCGGTCATGGTGGGTTCCTTTGGGTTGTGGGGCTTGGAAAAACCTACGCCGCGGTGTGTATCACGGCATAGGCGGAGGAAAAGAGACTACTGCATGGTCCTCGATGCGATGTACGCATCAAGGTCTGACTTGGGAATCCGCCAACGATTGCCAACTTGGAAAGCGTTGGGGAACTGCCTATCCAATAGGAGGCGGTAGAAGGTGCTTGAACTGATGTGAAGACGCTTCATCACTTCGGTCTTCTTAAACATGGTTTCTTGAATGACTTGGCTCATGGTGAGTGACTCTGACAAACTCTGATATGGTCTGACAGTCTATCGGAACATTACCTAGCTGTCAATAGCATTTTGTAGCAAAAAGTAGCAATTGTCACATATTGACAACTTCTGACAACTTCTGACACTGTTTTCGGGAATGATTGTCTATATCGAACATGGACAAGCAAGGTGACATACTTAGACTCTTGCGTGAGAAAGCGGGGTTGACTCAGGGTCAACTGGCCGAACTTGTTGGTTTGACTCGCTCTGGTTTAGGCCATCGTGAAACGGGTCGAATACGTATTTCGCCGGGAGAATGGAGCACATTTGCAAAAGCGTTGAATATGAAACTCGATGAGTTTGAGGGGATGCTCAATGCGCGCCCAACTCAAAACATATCCACTGGTCGAATCCCACTGATAGGCACGATCCCGGCTGGCTGGTCCAGAACGGTGCTTGCCGATGATACTGGAGATTATGTGTTGAAACACTCAGAGACTGGTGATAGGCTCTTTGCCTGTGTCGTAACGGGCGATTCGATGGAGCCCGCCTTGCGTGAAGGTGATGTCGTTGTATTCCAGGATTGCGCCCAAGAGGGTGATGAGCACTTGCTCAAGGATGGCAAGGTGATAGCGGTATCTTGGAATAATGGCGAAGTATGCGTGGCACGAATGAAATGGATTTCTGACCGCCAGATCCAACTGACCAAGGACAACCCGAAATACAAGGGCCAGAAGGTATCGCTCGATACTGACACTCTTGCTCGTATCGGGGTCTTGGTCAACCATCGAAAGGATTGGGCATGATCGAAACGATCAAGTTCGCTATCTTTGTGATATCACTTCGATATCTGTTTGATACAGACACCCCGGCCGCGGTGAAGGTGATTCTGTGGCTGCTGGTGATCCCGATTCTGATTGATTGGGCCATCAAAGCGTGGATACATGCCGTGCTGTTTTTCAAGGGTGATCTCAGTTGACTTTGGACCACTTTTGGACCACTTGACCCTTAGATACCCAAGTTCTCAGCACTTGTCAGAGATTGTCAAAGGTTGACGTAAGCCATGAAAAAACCCGCCTTGAAGCGGGTTTTGCTATTGTGTGACAATGTCTGACTATTTGGCTGGAATATCTTCGTAAAGCATAGGTCCAGGGTTCAAATCCCTGAAGTGGCTTTCGAGATTTCCAGTCTCAACTCGTTTGGACCACTTTTTCTTGGACCACTTTTGGACCAATACCAGTGACACCAGCCAGCGTTTCTTCCGTGGACCTCACGTAGTGCTTGGCCGCAACAGTGGGGGAGTTACCAAGCCAACTGGTAACGTCCAAGATTGGGAACTTGGCCGCCCACTCGCTCTCACAGTTCTTCCGCAAGGTGTGGAATGGCTTGGAGTACCCAGCACAGCCAGCGTTCTCAAGAATACCCGGCACGATCTTGTAGACGTTGTTCACTGGGATCATGGCTGGTCCCAACTCGCCAGCATCCGCCCGCTCGAAGTGCTCTGCCAGCATCTCAAAGAGTTCGGGCCTGATTGGGCAGGTCCTGGTCCTCTTCTTGGTGGTGATCCTGCCAGCGTGCTGGATGGTGATGATCCTGGTATCCCAGTTGATATTCGACCACTGGAGGGATCGAATCTCATTGATGCGTAGTCCTGCCCATCTCGCAAGTGCGAATGCCATTCGCCATGCGTCATTGGGGCAAGCCTCGATGATCTTGGCAAGGGTGGCATGGTCGATCTGCGCCCACTGCTTGTCGATGTCACCGTTGGTCGATACCAGTCGCTCGAAGGGGTTAGCCTCGATGATCTCCATGTCCACGGCGTGACTGAATATCACCTTGACTCGAGCCACGATTCCACAGACCGTGGACTCCTTGACTCGCTTGGAAAGCGAACTGCGAAACTCCGCGGCGTGCATCCGCTCGATCTTGGCGATGCGAGTGTCAGACCCAAAGTATCGGTCTAGATCATCGAATGCCGCGTTGTGCAAGCGGATGGTTTCCTCGCTGACCTGCCCTTCTCGCAAGTCTACATACTTCTCCCTCCATGTGGCGAGTGTGTACCTGCCAGCGTTTTTGGTCTGGTCTGTCTGAAATGCCGCGGCGAGTTTCTTTGCCTCGCGCAGGCTCATCTCGCTGACCTTGCCAACGTTCTTGGTCTGACGGCGCCCGAGTGAATCCGTCCACCTGGCTCGCCAGTAATCACCGTTCTGGGTTAAGTTGACCATGCTTTTTCTCCTCTTGTTTGAGTCGTTCCACTAAAATGATTTCGAGCATCGCAGATCGTGTGATGGCTCGCAAGCCAGTTCTCGCAAGATAGAGTTCTCGAACCCTATCCAGCGTTTCTGTACTCCCGATACGTGCCCACAGGGCCTCGTTTTTTCTTTCCTTCGGTTCGGTCATGGGTACTCCGTGTGTGTGTACGTAGAAATACCCGCCACGATGGCGGGTGTACTGTCAACCAGCGTTTGGGGGGTTAGAAGTGATTAGACTGCCTTGATAAATAATGCGGGTGACGGTGAGCCTTTTGCGGCCCACTCCCTTGCGTTCACTAAAGTATCTTCATTAACGGTTGTTTTGCGGGCGTATGGCTTGGCTCGCTTTGCATCGTTCTCGCTGAAGTGCGATTCATCCCAGAATGCCTTGACTGCTTCTTCTGGGGTGGAGTAGTAACCAGTGGCATGGCCGTCGAACTGGTCGCAGTCAGCGTAGTAGACTTCAGTGGGAAGGACTGGGGTTCTGTAGTAGCGGGTGATACCGTCTGAGTTCACCACGTCTACCCACTCTCTCGGTTCTGCGCCGTAGTCCTGCTCCCACCCTGCCAGCGTTTTTACCCCAAAGGTCTTGACCTGGGCAGGCGTGAGCGTGGTGACGGGGCTTGTGCCGTCGCCCTTGGTGAAAACATGTGCCGATGCGTATGTATATTCCATGACTAATCTCCAAAAGGGTTAAAGAAACTTCCGACAAAACCCCCACCCAGCGTTTCTGGTGGGTGGGAGAGGGTTACTTGGTGGCCTTGGCGATTGCGATGCGGGCTGCTAGTAAGGCGCGATAGACCCCGCCACCAGCTTCCTTTGCGGCCTGGTCGTCGGTGTACTCATGTCCCTTGTAGTAGTCTGCGAGCACCGTGCACGCTTCCAACAGATCCGGGGCCGCGGCGACAACCTTTGGGCCACCATGCTTGGCTATCCAAATTGCCCAAGGGTCGTTGGCGTGTATGGCATTATCAAACGCATTCTTTTCGGATGGTGTCATGGGTTTCTTTCAAGTGAGGTTACTTCCGACAATCCCCACCCATGCCCTTTGGAGCGTGGGGGAGAGCACTAGCCAGCGTTTCTAGGCAGTAAGCATCACGCCCGCATCGATCTCTTGAAGCATGGCCCTCATGCTATTCTTGCAACGTTGCGCCAAACGCTTGTACTGTGCCAACGGTTGCCCATCTAGGCCCTCGGTTCGGGCGATCTCAAGCGCACGTTGGGCAAAGGCATCCGCAAGGCCCTGATTCGTCAGAGTCAGAGTCAGACACCGATCAACCAACGGGCCCGAGTCGATCTGATCTTCGAAGAGTCTATCTTCGCCCTGCTTGGTTGTTGTGAAGATGATACAAGCATGAGCGGGGAGAGATTCCAGACCATCCAATAGGATTTCAATGCATGCCCTACTAAGGCCATGCGACTCGTTAATTATCAACACACGCCCACCGGGTTCGAATCCACCCAGACGCAAGGTATTGAGTTCGGCGCGTAAGTCTGTAGGGGTAAGTGAGCGTGCCACCACTTCAGTAGTACAAAAGGCATGAGCCATCTGGGCCGCGATGATACGGGCGATGGTGGTCTTTCCGGTCCCAGTGGACCCAGACAGCCACACTCCGCGCCCACCGAACCCGCCACGGCTAAGTAGGTGGCGAACCTGCGCCACTACCTTTGGTTGCCCGACAACGTCTTCCAAGCGGGAGGGGCGATACTTATCGACAAGGGGCATATTGTTCATCGTTCTGAACTCCTTTACAGTTTGGGACCAAGCCCCGGGTGTTACAGCACGCCGGGGCACTTTCATACACACACTGCAAGCCATCCCCCACCGTTTCCGAGCGGGGGATAGGGTGGGTTTAGGCTACGGCCATTTCAAGCGCTTGGTTCAGGGCGTCGATACCCATACGCTCAGCAGTTCCACCGGGCAGGTTGGAAATGGCCCGCTTCTCTGGGTCCTGCTTAATGCCACGGATACCCATAGTGTGTTGCATCCACTTGGTGGCGCTGTTATAGGCTAGCCATAGGTTGGGATCGGTTGCAAGTGCGTTGCGTTCTTCTTCGAACGTATTGAACCAGCATCGGCGGATGGTTCGAACCTCCGCCACTTCCTCAGCGTGGGCATCTGCCGCCTTACGGTCTTCAGCATAGTTACCAGTTGCCGCCGGCGCTGTTGGTTCGGGCAGGACCCGATTGTAGTATTCCCGCAACTCACCACCCTTTAAATCAATCTTGCGGGCCTGAAGAGTCTTCATGATGTCTAGGTTAGCATCGAATGCCGCGCACATCTTGGTGACGATGTCCTGAGCCTGCTTAACTCGGTGTGAACCAGTTCGGGTATGCTTAATGGTTAGGCTTGCAAGGTTGCCGCGGCTAAGCCCACGTGATTTCCCCCCAATAGCAAGGGCCCGCCACTGGTTCATGCACATAAGGCGCAGGCAAGTGGCGGATGCTGAGAAAGAGGCGCTGCCATCGTTGCCAGAATCGAATGAGATCATTCGTACCTGCTTATCGTTGGGGGTGCCCACTTCCAAGTGGCCGGGCAGAGCCACGATACAGCCGAACCGAGCACCGTCACGGATGCTGTATGATGACTGGACCGAACCGCCGGCCACTTCAGCGCAGGTTTCTGCCAGGTCCTGCACTTCAGATGGTTGAATCACTTCATATCGTGAGCCCACTACACCATAGGTGCCGGCGCTACCTGCGCGACGCGTGGCATAGTGGCCGTCTACCAGGTTGCCATCGGAAGTGAATAGTGGTACTTTCTCCACTTCGAACCCCAGAGCAGAAGCGCCGGGCCGTTCCCAAGAGCGATACCCACTAAATGATGGGTACGCTGAGTGGATTTTCACCGCCGGCGCTGTATTGGTTGTATCTGAGAGGGTAACGGAACGTGAGAGCAGTTCTGAGAGCATAGTCTACACTACCTTTCTAGTGAGTCTGTACTCGGTTTATGCGTTACAGCGCACAACCCGAGCACTAAGGGAAAAAGCCATCCCCGCCACGTTGGTAGCGGGGATAGAGGGTTAGTTGATTCTGGTCATACCCATGGTGCTGACTTTCATACCATGGCAGAGGCGGGAGATGCTTACCCAAGTGAAACGGCCACCGCCACGCTCATCTGCTGGCATGACTCGCAGGTCAATAGAGCCGAATCGGTTGCGGACATCCGCCACGCGGCACACAACTGGACCTAAATCTGACTGGATGAAAACTTCTTGGCCAACAGCGGGGATCATCTGAGTTGCAGTCATCATGGTTGCACTACCTTTCTAGTGAGTTTCATGCTGGTTTTCCCGAGTGTTACAGCACTTGGAACCAACACAGTAAGTATAGCAACAATATCGGATATTGCAAGCACTTTGCAAGTACTTTCTTACTACTTTAGACTAACATTGTAAAAATATGTTTCAATGGGTATTCGAATGCATCAAACCCACTTTTATAGGCAGTAGACCCAAGGTAGTACGTAACCATACCCATATTGACTTCCAAAAATAAAAATCCTACAGTGTACCTGCATAGACGGCGGTACACGGATCACGTCCGCTTAGCCACTATTGCAAATGATGATACTCATGAGGATGATTTGAGGTCGCGCATCTCAAATACATACGGAAACCGTACATATCATGAACTATCCGAGTAGAATACTACCCGTATGCGAACATACGCCTAGTATTGTGTAAAAATACTCATATATGAGTAGGTTACCCCCTACCGCTAAGGTCACACAGGGTAACACGATGGACATCGCTCATGATCATGAGCTCAAGTTCATTCAACCCCGAAATCTAGGGATCAATCACGATACCACGCTAAAAACGTAGGTATGCGGTGTTCGCTGGTAATGATGCGCGGTGAGCCATCATCCATGGTGATGCTGTCACATGTTGTCAGGGTGTAGCGGTGAGGGTGGGGACCATCACGCGAATGGTGGGGACCATCCATCATCCAGCCGTTGGGGACCATCGGCCCTCACACTCATGAGCGTGATGGGTCGATGTGCTACCCCTCTCACCCAGGTCTACACACGGTATCACATGCCCTTACATGCCCTCTACTGGTCCATTTCTGGGCCAATGTGAGCGTTTAGGCCTTGTTTTCCAGTGAATACCTATGCTTTCCATAAGCATAAAGCACTGAAAACACTCCAAAAAACCTTAAAACCGAAGCCAATAAGGATTTTAAGACACCCCTATGGGGGGGGATCGCCGAACCCAGAGGGAGATAATCGATGCTCCCCCACCCCGGGACCAAAAATGGTCGCTCCGCTTTTCCATTGAACCGTCAAGGAATCCTTGATAGTTCAGTTGTATCACCACCTGTACTTCATTGACTTGCCACCTGCCATAGAAATGAGTTGACGGGCTTCCTTGATGCTTTTTTCCATGACCTTGGCCTCGATTCGTTCCTTGCCTGAGCGGGGATCGCCATTGAGTGCATGGGAAGCGGCTTTGACTGCACCTGCGAGTGCATCGATCATGGCGTCTTCACGGAGACAGTGACGTTCTTTGGTGATTCTGGTGAGTTGATACTGGAGTTCGTGATGGTTTGGCCGTGATGGACAGGGCAATAAAGACTGGCTTGGGATGATGAGCCTGTGATTGGAGATGATGGGCTCCAAGTGCGCGATGATTCGTTCTTCCTTGTGGGCAGTTTGGTGAGTGATCTTGGTATCTTCGATGAATGAGCACCGCCAACCCTTGGGGAAGAGTGGGTCTTGATTGGGTTCAAGGTAATGGCGAACGAGGTGGGTACGGAAGAGTGAGCGGTAGGTGCCCAACGTGTCGGCATTAGATTCGATATAGAGGGCTTTGGCATCGTGGGCCCTACATAACTGGCATAGGGCGTTGATATCGCTCTCAGAGGCTCCACCGGGGATTGAGGAGAGGTGCTTGACCCAGAAGAACCCGTTGAGGATGCCCAGGATGGCGATACCGGTGTGATCGGCGCCGATGCCTGCTGGGTCGATCCATACCACGGTGGTGGTGTAGGGTTGCCACATGGGGTCGATCATGACGGGGCGGTAGAGGCAGTCGTCACCGAACCCCATGGAAGGGACGTTGAGGGCTGTTGAGCCGTTGTGGTCACGGGTTCCCCATGCGACGTAGATGGGTGCTTTGTGGGTGTCTACGTCCATCACGATGAGGTCGGCCAAGCGGAGTGGGTAGCGATTGGTCTGGGCGAGATTGGCAATCAGCATGTTCTCACGGGCGAACTCGCTGTAGCCTTCTGCCTTTCGTTCTGCGATTTCCTGGTGACCGAACCGGCGTGGGAGGGTGGGTTCTCCCGGTGTGAGTTTACTTGACTCGATGCCATCCTTGATGATGGGTGCCAGGGCGATGACATCGTCCTTGGGCGTGGGGATCAGGATGGGGTAGCCACGGAAGGAATAGCCTGCCTTGATTCGGTCAAGGTAGATCGTTTCTTCGTGCTTGGGTGTGCCTTGGTAGATGATCTCCACTGGGTCTACGGGTCCACCGTCGTCGTGTTCGCGGTGGGGATAGAGGATGTTCTTAAACTCGCCACAGAGGCGGCGGAGCTCTTCACGGGCCTCGCGGGTCTTGGTGTTGCCCTTGGTCTCGATGTCGTCTGCGAGAATGGTGTGGGCACGGTTGCCTTCCAACTGGCCTTCAATACCGAGACAGGAGAGGCTGGGCTGGCGACTCGAGATGTCCTTGCGGGTTGCGACGTTGAAGAACTGGGCGTTGTCGTCGCCGCGGGGTGGTTCCAGGTGCTTGAGGAACCAGATTTGGGAGAGCCACGTGCGGATGAGCTTGAGGGTCTTCTTGGCTTCGCCGGTTGCTTTGGAGATGACCAATATCTGGCGTTCGCTGTCTCGATTGAGGCGATAACAGGAGAGGGTGGCGACGGTGAGCATGGTCTTGCCGGTACCACGGAAGGCCAACACGCCGCGAAGACGGTTGGGGTCCTGCAGACCCGCGCTGAAGGTGACCATGTCCATTTCGATACTGGACAGGGGTGCTTTCTTGTCGAGACCACGGTCGGACCAGAGGGCACGCACGAAGAAGGAGAAGTCACGCTGACACTTCTCTACGAAGAGGGCGTGATTCATGCTCATTATGCGGATGCTCGTTTGAAGTCGTCGATGTCGTCTGGTTCGTCGCTGATGGGAGCGATGCGTAGTGCTTTGGCGTGGTTTAACAGGTGGGCTGTGCTGGATTCGGGGACGGCTAGGCCGCCGATCTGCAGGTCCTTGAGGCGTTGACGGACTACACCGAGAAGGGCGGCGGTGGGAGTTACCACCATGGGCTGATTGGTCTCTGGGTTGACCATGACCTGACCGTCCTTGAGGACTTTGAGGAGGACAGCGTCAAGTTCCTGCGCCATCTGAGTGTGCGTGTCTTTGGGGGGTGGTTTCTTGGCCATGTGGGGCCTTTCTGACCCTTCCCGACAAACTATTGGGGGGGTCGTTGACAATTAACATAATGAGCGGTAACAATGTAACTAATGGGTAGCGGGCTGATCCCCCGCGAATGGATCGGTTGGCATGGTGGAACGTCCCCATCATGCCGACCGACCGGCCCTGATGAGAAGGACGTAAAGCATGAAAGCCAAGCCAACAAGGGCAGAACTTGCCCAAGCGTTGCGGGATGTTGCGCTCGAGAAGCGAGCGAGTGGCAGATGGTCAAGTTCGATTAAACGTCAACCACCCGTCATAGAAGCGGCAAACCGTGCGATTCGCTTGTTTCACGCTGCGGATCGATGGCCCATGATTCCCACCCCACTGCCCGAATCGATCCTAGATGCGATTCGGGGACAACGTGTGGACGGGCAAGAGCCGCCAACCCATGAGTTGCAGCGAACTCCACCGAAAGATCAAGCCGAGCAACGTGAAATGTTGCTGGTGGATATGGGGTTTGATGCACTTCGGAGGTTACTCACATCTTCGAGGAATCGTCCGAGCGGGAAGGATTTTCAATACATCATCGAAGAGCTTGACTGTATTTCTGTGGACCCTGTGGTACAAATACCACAGGGTGCTTGAGAAACAAATTTCTCAAGGTGTTTTGTTAGGTGTTTTGATACCCTACGTATAAACTATCCGTAGGGTCATTCACGCGATTGGGTATAAACTATCCCCAAGCGTTGTTAGGTGTTTAACACCCTGAGGAATAAGTTCCTCAAGGTCAGAACTGGGGCTTGGACCGCTTGGGCAAGTCGGCTTCACGGCTTAGGCCATCAATGACTCTGTGAAGACCGAAGAAGTCAGGGACGAAGAGCCCGTTGCGGATGTTGCGAACATCGTCTTGTGAGAACGAATAGTCTTCCATGAAGGGGGCTTGGAGAGACCCGAAGGCCTTGCGAGTAGAGTTAATCCACTGGAAGGCTGGGTTGCCCAAGAGGACGCCGCCCGGCTGGGTTGATGAGGCCCGTGCCCCTGAGAAGATAGCATCGCGTTGCATGAGGTCGTGGACGACGGTGTCGGCGGCGACGGTCGTGAGTCCCATGAAGTTGGCCCGCCCGATCCCTTGGGTGATGAGTGTGCCGGGATTGAGGTTCTTTTCGAGATACTCCTGCTGGTCCTCGCGGCCCACTGAGTTGTACATCACTAGGCCGGCCCTGATGAGGACGTTGAAAGTGGCGTTTAGGAACGATTGGATCATCGCCTGAGTGTCACGGAAGTAGAGATTGCGAAGGGTCTTCGAAGTGTGGGTGGCGAAGACATAGTTGCGAAGGTTGGTGATGATGGAACCCACATCGCTGGTCATCCAACGTGACTTGGCGGTGGGGTTGGATTCGGTCACGGCCACGTTGTACAGGCGATTGACGGCGGCGCGGAGTCTCGCCGCGTTGCGTGGGTCCCACTTCTCCAAGTTGAGAGATGCGACCTTTTCGCCAAGCCAACCTTGCTCGACGGTGGAATGCTGGGCGATGTCCGCGGCGACGGCCTTCCACTGTGCTTCGTCCATGCCAAGGTCCAAGAGGCGTTTTGCGCTCATGGATGGCTTTGATCCTGTTTTACCCGCATCGATCTTACCGTAGTCATAGAGGCGGTCGATAAGCACCTGACTGGTCATGCGGCGAACACCCTCGTTGACGGCTGAAAAGATAGAGAGTGCCCCGCGTGATGCTTGGTTGGAACCCCGCTGGACCTTGCCCATGGTGTCATTCTGCAGGTTGATGTATCCACCCGTGTCGGTGTCGACCATGGGGCGAACTCGCCCGTTGATGAAGTCTACCCCGAGTCCGAAGGCTTGAATCTCTCGCATGAGGCCGGGCTTCATGATCCCCTTTCGCATGGTTGAAATGGTGTCGACCAAGGCGGGGAGGCGGTTCATGAAGATGCGGGCGCCACCGATGGCGAGTGCATCTGAAGCATCTGAAAGGTTCTGGATCGCTGACCCAAGACCCGTGAGACTCTTCATGTTGAGAAGGCTCTTGAGTGTGGAGAAGACGCGCGTGGTGTTGGTGGTCCTGCGAACGGGAATCTGTGCCCCTAGTTTGATGAGGTATTCGAGATCATCGATCCCTGAGACAAACAGAGGATCGTTGGGGTTCTTGCTCATCGCCTTGATCCGTGAGATGATGTCGCTGGGAATCTTGGCGGTGGCCTCGGGCACATAATCGCTCATGTCTTTGCCAAGCACCTGGTTCTGGCGACGAACGAACTGGTAGTGAAGCTCGGCCAAGGCACTGGCTGTGATGAGGCGTTGGTGAAGTCGTTCTTCGAGATGGCGGATGTTGTTGTTGAGGAGGTCGGAGACAGCGAGTGTGGAACCATCGGGCAAGGTGATGGAATGAAGTTCATCCATGTCGATGCGGTTCTTTAGGTTCTTGGATACCCCCGGCTGGGTTGGGTCGGTGGTCACTCGATACTTGATTGAGTCGATGATTTCAGGCGAAATACCCTCGCTCTGAAGGATCGAAACTAGATCATCAACGTGGTTGACATCCAGTATGTCACCCATCACCCCAAGAGTTTGATCTGGGTTCCGCATAGCATGGCGAATGATGGCTCTTCCCAGTGCAAGTTCGACATTATTGTACTGTTTTCCCGGCACGATTTGAGAGTTGGTGTTCAGGAACCGCCGCTTGCTGATGGCTCCTGCGAGTACATCTTCAACGGCTTCCATGCCTTTGGAGGCGATGACAGAATCGAACTTTTCGCCTACCCACTCGCGTGGCATGTAGGTGGGGTCTTTGTACTGAGCGGCCTCGGCCACACCATGCTTGACGGCCATATCGACGTGATACGCGCGTGATGCTTCGAAGACCTTGGCGGCTTCCTTTACGCTGTCCATCAACTCGGCTGGGATGCGGGCCTTGTCACCACGGATGTAGTGGGTGGGAAGGTCTTCATAGGTGAGAGCATCGATGGGTTTCTTGCCTTGCTGCTTGGCTGCGAGTACATAGGTGTCATAAGCCTGATCGAATCCGCGTGTAGACTGGCTGTAGGCGGCCTTGCGGCTTGCCAAAACGAACTCGCTCATAGAGAAGGTGCCACGGCCATCTGTCTTGGGCATGGCATCATACCCCACGGCGTTGGAGTTCCAACGAATGAGTGGGTCTGGATTGCGGGCCAAGAGTGCGGTAGTATCCCAGCGGGTCATGCCACCAACGAACTTGCCACTACTGACGGGATTCAAAACCGTGATTGGGTTGGTCCATGTGGAAGGGGCATCGGTGATTTCGTCAAGGTACAGACCCATGGCGCCACGATCCTGTGTGCGAAGGTCTGGTGGGGGTTGAACCGATGCGAGTGTGTAACTGGTGGTGAGGTCCGCTTCGCTGTTGTGGGCGTTGACCCACCCTTTTGTCTGGGTGAGGATCTTGGCTTTGGCCTCTTTGTATTCGGCAATGCGAACCCCACTGAAATTGACCACAACCTCGACCGCATCCGCAATAGCTTGGGCGGATTTGACGCCACCACGAAGGACCGTTGCCGCGGCTTGATAGGCTGCATCGAGAATCTCGCCGGTTGCGAGTGTGCCCGGTCGTGAGCCACCGGGGGTCTTGAACTGGGCACGGCCTCGGGCTCGTTTGGCCTTGGCGTTGGCTACGGCTTGGGCGACCGTGGTACGATTCTCGTCACCTTGCGACACTACCGAACCATCATCTTGGTTGTTGACCTGCTGATTGCGGGCTGGTTGTGGTTGTGCCGTTTGATCCGCCGTCTGCGTAGGTGAAGTATCATTTTCAACCAGCCGTGGCATTGCTCTTTGCCCAGGCTGCTTCCACACCACTTCGGCAATTAGTTCCTCTGGATCAACGTTGTAGTTCTTGGCAATGTCGCCAATGGCTGAGTACGTTGCTACCTCTGATGCTCTTGAATCAAAGGCTGATTCGCCTGCTTCGTTAAGGTATGTCTTGGCTTCGTCTATTGCTTGTGCATAGGTGTTCGATGGATCGATTTCACCATCGTCAAATATTTCTGTCTCTGGAATACCCTGAGACTTTTTCGATGTCGTTGGCGACGGCGCATCAACCACGGGTCTTGCCGCTGGAAGTTCCACCCCCAACGATTCGCCCGATGTACCCGATTGTGTGAATCTGGCAAGTGTGGCGGGATCGACTTCTGCATCTGCAAGTCTTGACTGTTCACCACCCATGACTTCGGCCCGAGCCTGTAAATCAAACTCATCTTGGATGGCGTTAGCCTGATTCAAGCGCTCGCCCGCGAGTGTGACTGGTTCGGGAATGGGGATGGCCCGTGTGTTGGGCAAGGGGGCATCCATGGCCTGTGCGATGACATCGTCAAGCCCAATGAACATTCCGATGGGTGCTGCTAGATCATCTTGCCAGTCAAGGTTGGCGATGGCGGCGGCTTGATCGGCACTTCGCTTGGGCTGCTCGTTGATGAGTGGACCTGCAAGGTCTACATCTTGCTTCTGGGTGCGAACGAAGTCAACCACGGGGGCGGCCCACTTGGCCACTCGATCCTTGG